AGCGGGTCATCGGCCGCCCTCCGCGACGCGCCTGTCCATCTCCTCGACCGGCCGCAGCTGCACCGTGAGCACCAGGCGCATGGCCACGGGACACCGCGCCCCGCCTCGGCGCAGCGACACAAACACCGCCGTCGTGTTGGCCGGAAACGCCGCTTGATGGTCAAGGGCCTCCCACGCATCCATCACCTCGGCCTGCGCTTCGCCCAGCATGGCCACACCCTTGCGCACCGCGTCGCCAAGCGACGCCACGTTGGCCTCATACAGCGTCGTCTTCATGCGTCACCGCCCGCGGCCGTGGCCGCCTGCACGAACGGCCGCAGGCGCAGCATGCGGCGGCGGTCGTTGATGACGTTGAGCAGCGCCGCCGACAGCGGCCCGCCCGCCGGGCAGGTGATGCCCTGCGCCTGCGCCCATTTGCGGATGACGCTGGACGGAACCGGCGCGGGCTTGTCCCACCGCGCGGGCTCCTCCGGCGCTGCGTCGGTGCGGGCCAGGGAAGGGTCTGACCCAGCGTGGCCCGATGGACTTGACACGCCGCCCTTGGCTCCGGCCGCGTCGTCATCCGGCAGGGTGTCATACGGCTCGTATTGATCCAGCGCTTCCAGGGCCAACTGCGCAATCCGGCGCGTCTCAGCGGTGATCGGCTGCACCGGCGGCAACCGTGAAGCCTGGGTTGATGGTTCACGCTCCGCCTCGGGCGCGGCCACATAGTCGCGCGCCACCATGCCGCGCGCCTCGGCGAACACCTCGGCCATGGCCACGATCCTGCGCGCCACATCGGGCGGCATGTCGACCGAGCGCGCGATCCAGTGCAGCGCGGCGATGCGCGCATCGAGCTCGTGCAGCCCGCTGATCGTGCTCATGCCGCGGGCCCTCCGTCATGCAGCCAGCGGGGCGGCGGCGGCGCGCGGCGCGGCAGCGGAATGATGTTGCCGCCCGCCTCCGCCAGCGCCGCCGGCGTCACCCGCGCGGCAGGCGGGGCGACTTGCCGCTCCAACGCGGCGGCCTGCTCGGCCAGGTCGGCCAGCACGTGATAGAGTGCCCGCGCCGCCGCGGGCTCGATGAACCGGCCGCCCTGCACGCTGTAGCGCGCAAACGTGGCGGCCAGTTGGTGAATGTCGGCGCTCAGCATGCCTCGCGCGCCCCCTCGATGCGGGTGGCGAGCGTCGCGCGCTCGGCACAGTCGCAGCGCATGGCCGCGATGGTGTCGGCCTGGCACTCGAGCGTGGCGGCGGCGGTCTCGAGCAGATCGCGCAGCGGCTCGCCGACATGGTGGCGCCGGCGGTCGCACCGCTCGCGCAGGCGCTCGATCAGGCGGCGCGTGGCCGCAGCGTCAATCGGTGGGGGCATGGCCCGTCTCCCTGTTGGTGACGGGGCTATTGTATGCCAATCCGGTATGCCTTGCGCAATACCAAAACGGCGTGGCCCGGCATGGCCGAGCAGAGCGACGCTGCCCGCCTCATGCCAGCAGGCAGAACCACCCATGACGAGAGTGTTGGGCGCCGCCGATGTGCGAGCCGCCGCCGTCAACGCCGCTCAAGGCGGCCGCCAACTGCGGAACAACCATGCGCGATGATGTCAAGGGCGCAAGGGTGGAAATGGGTGGAAATTAGTTTCCACCCTTTCCACCCGATCCATCGGACGTCCACCACGACGCCTGCGCTTCATGGCGTGCCGGCGGTCATCGCCGGGTCACGTCAGTCCGCAACCACTCTCGACGGCGGCGGCAGGGACACGTCGTGCACCACCCGCGTCGGCCGCGTAGGGTGGGCTGACGGCTCACGCATCCCCGCGCGTGCTGCCGCACCGCGCTTGGGCGGCGTTGCCGCGGCGCGGTCCGCCAGCAGGCGCGCGAGGTCGATGATCGTCGTCCGGCTGGGCTCCGACATGGCGCGGAACTTCGCCAGAAGCTCGACCTCCTTCGCGTCCACATCCGCCAGCGCCGCCGTCGGCAGCAAAGCCGACGGCTGCAGGCTCAGGGCTCGGGCGATCCGCTGCATCCAATCGAGCGTCAGCCGACGCTCGCCCGTTTCCAGGCGCGCGATCTGAGCCTGGGTCGTGCCGACGATCTCCGCCAACTCCGCCTGAGACAACCCGGCGCGCAGCCGCATGTCTCTGATCCGGTTTGCCATACGCGCAAAATACCAAAACGGTAAGCATCCTGCGCCCTCCAAGTTGGTATTGCTTCCACCATACCATTGCGGTATCCACCGCAGCATGACGCTCGCGCAGTGGCTCAAACGTGCCTCGGTCTCGCAAGCCGACTTCGCCAGGGTGATTGGGGTGACCCAAGCCACCGTGTGCCGCTACGCCGCCGGAACGCGCATCCCGCGCCGGGCGATGATGGTGCGCATCCAAGAGGCCACCGGCGGCAAGGTCACGCCGGCGGATTTCTACGGCGGGGCCGAGCAGCCGCCGCCCCATCAGGCGGCGGCATGAGCGCCGGCGACATTCCGGCATGGGTGCCGCTGCGCCTGCTGCGGTCCACCGTGGCGCTGGCGATCGGCGAGACTGACGCCGGTGCGGTCACGCGCGCAATCATGCGCGCAGTGGCACGCGGTGCCGTGGCCGCGCGCTACACGGCGGACTTTTCGGAATGGCGGCGGAAGGCGCGCGAGCGTGGGGACGAGCTCCAGGACGCGCGGACCTATGCGGCGTGGACCGGGCGGATGCTGACGGCGTCGGGCGCGCCGCTTGGCAGCGGCTGGGTGCTTGACCGGGCGCGGGGGATCGTTCTCGCGCCTGGTGATCCGCGCGGCACGAAGCCCGTTCGGGACGGCGTGTGGCCGCTGGGGCCGGTCGAAGTCTCATGGGCGGACGTGGAGGCCCTGCCCGCGTTCCGCGATGCGGAGGCGCGGGCGGCGGCAACGCCGAACAGCGCGCCGACCGATTGCGACCGACGCGATCAACGTTCCCAGCGCAGCTTGCCATCCTTGCGGGAGATCGAACATGAACACTAACGGTTCGGCGATGCCCGGTCCGGGCGCGCGGTGGTTGCGGCCAAGGGCCGCGGCGGCCTTCCTCGGCGTGGCAGTCGCCACACTTGCCGACTGGCGGTACAAGGGAAACGGGCCGCCCTTCAAGCGCCTGGGCCGCGCCGTGGTTTACGACCTGGCCGAGATCAATGCGTGGATGGAGCAGCAGCCCAGCTTCACCAGCACGACAGCCGCGCCTGAGGCAGCGCCCGCGCCGCAAAGTCCGGCATGAGCGCGGCGGGCAGCCTCGCCGCGCGCGAGCAGCGGCGGCGATGGCACGAGGCCGCGCAGGCGCGGGCGCTTGCCATGATCGCCGCCGCCGCCGACGAAGGCTTGCCGTGCCCCAGCAACGATGCGCTCGAAGGCGCGCTCGGGTGCTCGCGGCCGACGCTCTACGCGGTGCTCGCCGCGCTCGAGAACGCCGGCCAGCTCGTGCTGCTCCGGCGCGGCGGGCCGGCCACGACGCGCGTCTATTACGTGCCGCATAGCAACAAAACCACGGCGCGGCAGCAGCCGTGAGCACGCGCCGCGACATCGTGTTCCAGGCCGGGCCATCGCGCGTGCTGCTCGCCTGCACGTTCAGCGACGCCGGCGACCTCGTGGATTTCGAGGTCGTGCCCGACGCGGTCGAGCGCGACGAGAACGCCGCGCGCCTGGCCAAGCGCCTCACCCTGATGGCCCGCCGCGTGCGCGAGGACGGGCTTGGTGCCTGCGTCGCCGATGCGTTCCACTGGTGGCAGTTGTTCGAGAAGCTGCAGCTCATCCAGCGCCAGCACGACGACACGCTGCGCGCCGCTGCCGACCAGGCCGTGCCATGCGCGCGCCCCTGACCGACATCCGCCATCTCGTGCGCATGCTCGCCGCGCAGGCGCCGAGCCTCGCGGCCGAGCTGCTGCCGAACGGCCGCCGGGAGGCCAACGAGTGGCGCGTCGGCTCGATCCATGGCGAGCCCGGCCGCTCCATGGCCGTGCACCTCAGCGGCCCCAAGGCCGGCGTGTGGTGCGATTTCGCCAGCGGCCAAGCGGGCGACGCGCTCGACCTGATCGCCGTCGTAATGTTCGCCGGCGACAAGCGCCAGGCGGTGGCCTGGGCGCGGCGCTGGCTCGGCCTCGATGCCGGCGCCGACCCGGCCGAGGCCGAGCGCCGCCGGCTGCTCGCCGAACGCGCGCTCGCCCGCGCACCGGAGCCAGACGACGATGCCGCGCGGCAGCACATGCAGCGCGTCGCCCTCGCCATGTGGCGCAGTGCGCATCCGCGCATCGCCGGCACGCCGGTTGACGCCTATCTGCGCGGCCGCGCCATCGACCTCGCCACGCTCGGCCGTCAGCCGCGCGTGCTGCGATTCCACCCGTCATTGTTCCACCGCCCGAGCGGCCAGAAGATGCCCGCCATGGTCGCGGCGATCACCAGCGCGCACGGCGCGCACATCGCCACGCACTGCACGTGGCTCGCGCAGGACGCGCGCACCGGGCGATGGGGCAAGGCGCCGGCCGAACCGGCCAAGATGGTCTTCGGCCCGATGAAAGGCGGCACGATCCGGCTTTGGCGCGGTGCCTCGAACAAGCCGCTGGCGGAGGCGCCGCCCGATGACGTGGTGGCGATCGCGGAAGGCATCGAGGATGCGCTGACCGTGGCGCTGGCATGCCCCGAGTGGCGGGTGCTCGCGGCCGTGTCAATTGGCAACATGGCCAGCATCGTTTTGCCACCGCAGTGTTCCGAGGTGGTGCTGATCGCGGATCGGGACGGCGAGAACCCACAGACACGGAAGGCGCGCGAGGCCGCCATCGACCGCTGGCTGCGCGAAGGCCGGCGCGTGCGCGTGGCGGAGCCGGCGCGCGGCTTCAAGGATTGGAACGCCTGGGCACAGCACGAGGCCGCAGCGGAGGCCGCGGCCAACACCAAACAGACGTCAGAGGACGGCGCGGCATGACGATACGCACGCTGCGATCCACGCTGCGCGAGACCGACCAGGGCGGCCGCAAACCGCAATTGTTGCCCGACGCCTGCCCGGTGACGCCGCTGGGGACGCACAACGGTTTGTTTTTCTACCTCTCAGCGTTGGGAGAGCTGCGTGTGTTGACGGCGCGCGAACACTCGAAGCTCAACATCATGGCACTGTTCAGCCCCCACGACGGGTTTCTCGTGGAATGGCACCCGCGCACCAACAGAGACGGGCAACCCACCGGCGACTTCGCCGCAGAGCGCGTCGCCCGCGACCTGATGCACGCCTGCGCGCAGCGCGGCGTGTGGAGCCCGGACACGCGCGTGCGCGGCCGCGGCGCGTGGCTCGGCCGCGACGGCGACCTGATCCTGCACCTGGGCGACACGCTCTACGTGCGCGGCCGATACGAACCCTGCGGCATGCGCGACCAATTCGTCTATCCCGTCATGCGCGCCCGGCCGCGCCCGGCCGACGAGCGCGAGCCCGGCGGTGCCGACGGCGCCGCCATGGAACTGCGCACGCTGCTGCAGTCCTGGTCCTGGGCGCGGCCGAAGCTCGACCCCATGCTGTTTCTCGGCTGGATCGGCGCGGCGATGGTCGGCGGCGCGCTCGCGTGGCGGCCGGCCGTGTGGATCACCGGCGACAAGGGCACCGGCAAGAGCACCCTGCAGGACGTGCTGAAACACCTCTTCGGCGACGGCGAAGGCATCTACAGCCTCGCTGACGCGACCGAGGCCGCCATCCGGCAACGGATGAAATTCGACGCGCTGCCCGTCGCGTTCGACGAGGCCGAGGCCGAGGTAGACAACACCCGCATGGCGGCAAACATCAAGCTCGCGCGGATCGCGTCCTCGGGCGGCACCATTATGCGCGGCGGCGCCGATCACGAGGGCGCCGTGTTCAAAGTCTATTTCTGCACGTTCTACACGTCGATCCTGCACCCGCCGATGTCGGCGCAGGACCGCAGCCGGATCGCGTTCCTGCACCTCCGCAGCCTGCCGGCTGGGGCCATGATCCGGCTCGACCCCGACCACCTGGCGCGGCTCGGCCGGCGGCTGCTGCGGCGGATGGCCGACCGGTGGCCCGCGCTCACGCAAGGCGACGCGCCGATCCTCGGCCAATGGCAGGCCGAGCTGATGGCGCGCGGCCTCGACTATCGCGGCGCGGCGCAGTTCGGCACGCTGCTCGCCTGCGCGGATGTGCTGCTGCACGACCACCCGCCCGACGGTGACACGCTGCGCCGTGTGACCGAGAGCGTGGTCAGCGCCACCGACGAGGACCGCGCCGATGAGCTCGCCGACTGGCAGCGCTGCATCGGCCACCTGATGAGTTCGCTCGCGCAGGCGAAGTGGTCGGGCGGCGAGCAGCGCACGATCGGCACCCTGATCGCGATCGCGGCCGGGCGGCCGGTGATGGCCGACGACCAGGTGCCGACCCGCGCCGACCGCGAGGATGCGCAATCCGTGCTGGCGAGCTACGGGCTGCGGATTCACCCCGATCTCGATGGCCCAGACCTGGCCGTGGCAAATGATCACCGCAACCTCGCGTATCTGTTCGACTCCTCGCACTGGCGGGCGCGCAGCGGTGCGTCCGGCGTGTGGCGGCAGGCGCTGCTGCGGGCGCCGGGCGCGCGGCCGAGCACCAGCGCGCTCCGGTTCCGCGGCCCTGTCGCCCGTGCGGTGCTGGTGCCGCTTCGCCACGTGCTCGGCGACGACGGTGCAGGGTCGTGAAGGTGCGTGCCATGGTATGTAGCACGCAATCGCCTCAGAATCGCGCTACAGCGGCCTTCGCCTCTCGTCGCTATCACCCTAGCGGCCTGCCTCGTCGGACGCATCCAGCGCGTTCCTACGAGCGTCTAGAGGGGTGTTTGCTGGTCGCCCTCGGTCGGCGACCCGCTAGCGGCGCGGCTGCAGATTGCGCTTGCATGCCAACCCTGACCCGTGGCAGGACTTCATTCATTCGTCAGCGCGCCTGGCGGATTGGGTCTGCCGGCCTTCGTGGCCCTGAAAACCTTGGCAGATCAACCGTGAAACGGCGTAACGTCACCGTAACACCGAGTTGTTACGGGCAACCCTCTGAACAATCTGGGGAAATGGCATGCGTAACGCATGTAACAGGCGTTTTGCGCCTTCTCCAGTGTTTGAGTTCATGCGCGCGCACGCGAGGTTACATCGTTACACCATACACATTCATGAGATATATCAATGACTTAAAGCGTAACGCATTGCGTAACAGCAACGTAACGCGTTACACCCCGCCGAAGGGTGGAAGTGAGCATAAACAAGGGGTTGGCTGTGGCGCGCGGCGGGCCGGTTGAGGGCGTGGCGGCCGTGTTGGCCGCCACATTTGACCCCGCGCAGGCGCCAACGCCGGCGGCGGAGCAGCTGGCGCTGCTGCCAGGCGGGGGCGAGGCGGAGGCCGCGGCGCAGCGGGCCGAGCTGGTCGAGCAGCCCTCGCGCGGGCGGCCGAAGGGGTCGAAGAACCGGCGCACCGAGGAATGGGCGCGCTACGTCACCAGCCGCTACGGCTCGCCGCTCGAGGCGCTGGCGCGGGTCATGCACGACGGCCCGGCCGCGCTGGCGCGGGAGCTCGGGGTCAGCCTGGTCGACGGGTTCGACCGCTGGCTGCGCGTCACCGAGGCGCTGATGCCCTACGTGCACGGCAAGCAGCCGACCGCCGTGACGCTCGACAACGTCGCCGCCGCGCCGGTGGTGCTGCAGGTCACGCCGGATGCGGCGGCCCGGATGACGGCCGCACCGGCCGAGGCCATGGGCGTTCTGAAAATCGCGCTTGATCAAGCACTTAGCGAGGCAGGCGAGGGCGAGTCTAACGAGGAGGAGTCTAACGATGCGCCGTGAACCCGCAGAAATCCGCCATTTCCGCGCGGTCGAGCGACTGATCGCCAATCAGTCGCTCGCGCCTGGCGAGCGGCTGCGCGCGCTTGCCGATCTCACGCGCGGGGGGGGGCTGCGCGCGCGCGGCGCCGCGCGCGTCCGCGACCCCGGGGGGGGCCAAAGCCCGGCCGCCGCTCGCGTCGCCGCCCCTCTGTCCGTCAAGCGTGAAAATTTCCGCGCCCATCCGGCAGGGGGCGTGGGACCATCGACCAGCGCGGCCAGGGGCCTGGGGGCATGAGCGAGGCCGGCACCACCTTCCGCGCGCCTGGTCCCATCAGCGCGGCCTTCCTCGAGGCGCAGGACGACATCGCGGTGCTGTGGGGGCCCGTCGGCAGCGGCAAGACCGTGACCGCGCTGATGCGCGGCCTGGTGGCGTCCTACTTCGTCAGGCCCGAGCGCGACGGCGTCCGGCGCGTCAAGGGCGCGGTGATCCGCCGCACCTTCCGCGACCTTTGGGCGACGACCATCCCAAGCTGGTGGGCGTGGATCCCGCAAAGCTCCGGGCGCTGGACCGGCGGCAAGGACGAGCCCGCCACGCACGAGCTGTTGCTGACCCATCCCGACGGCGGCCGCGTCGAGCTCATCGTCGAGTTCAAGGCCTTCGGCGAACAGCGCCTCGAGGAGGCGCTGCGCGGCTGGGAAGGGTCATGGGCCTATGTCGACGAGTGCGACCTGCTCGACGAGCGCGCGCTGCCCTGGCTGCTCTCGCGCTGCGGCCGCTACCGCCTGGCGCAGCAGCTCGACGCCGAGCGCCACCCGCCGCGGCGCTTCGTGTGGGGCACCTGCAACGCCACCGACACCGACCACTGGCTCTACCGCGACATGGTCGAGCAGCCGCGCGAGGGCGTGAAGCTCTACCGCCTGCCCGGCGGGCTCGAGCCCACCGCCGAGCGCCCGCCAGGCATCACCGCCGACTACTACGAGACCCTGCGGCGGACCATGCAGCCCTGGGAGGCGCGCCGCTTCGTCGATGCCCTGCCGGGCTACTCCCGCGATGCCGACCCGGTGTTTCCCGAGTTCAACGCCGCGCACCATGTGGCGGCAGCGCCGCTGCGGCCGAGCCCTTACCGCCAGCTCGTGATCGGCATCGATGCGGGCGGCACGCCGGCGGCCACGTTCTGGCAGCGCGACACCTCAGGCCAGTGGCGCGGCCTCGCCGAGCTGGTCGCCCCCGCCAGCGGCGTGATGGGCCCCCGCCGCTTCGGCGAGAGCCTCGCGCAACTCCTGGCCGAGGAGTTCCGCGAGATCGACCCCAAATCCATCATCGGCGTGGCCGACCCCTCCGCCGCCTACGGCGCCGACCGCCTGGCCGGCGATGACGACTGGATCGAGACCGTGGCGCGCGTGGCGCGCATCCGCATCGTCGGCGCGCCGACCAACAAGGTCGCCCCCCGCCTCGAGGCCATCCGCCGGCCGCTGACCACATGGATCGACGGCACCACGCCGGGCCTGATCCTGTCGCCGACGATAAAGCGCACGCGCCGCGCGCTCGAGGCCGACTATCGCTTCCGCCGCATCCCCGTGGGCCCCGGCCAGTGGCGGCGCGAGGACGTGCCCGACAAGCACAGCCCCAACGGCGCCAGCCACGTCGCCGACAGCGTGCAATACGCGCTGCTTCACCTCGGCGGCTATGCCGAGGCCAAGGCGCGCGACCCCCGCGCCAGCGCCCGCTTCGCGCAGCCCATCGTCGCCGCAACCGGCTTCCGCCCCTGAAAGGACCACGCCGCATGCCCGTGACCACCATCACGCTCGACCCTGGCCAGAAGCACCACCGCCGCGGCAGCGACGGCGAGCTGCAGCCCAAGCCCGTCGCCATCACCGCCGCCGACGCGCCGGAGCCGCAGCCGGGCCAGGCGCTGCCACCCTCGGCCGACCCCGACTTCGTCGAGGGCCCGCCCGTGCCGCGCCCCACGGTGACGATCACGCTGCAGGACCGGCACCACGACTGGCTGCTGATGGCCGCCGCGCGCGAGGGCCGCAGCCCCGAGCACCTGGTCGAGGCGCTGGTGCGGCAGGCCTATGCGGCCGACCCGCTGCGCGTGCGCTCCACCCTGCCGCAGATGCCGGGCCAGCCGGCAGGGACGGCGCGGCGATGAAGCCGCCGCCGGTCGCGCTGCTGCCCGAGGACGGCGAGGGCGGCGTCGAATACCTGCCGGTGCCGGACCTCACGCCGGACGAGGTCGCGACGTTCGACGAGGCCCGCCGCGTGCTCGGCGTCACCGAGCGCGAGCTGGTCGCCATCGGCGGCGCCTGGTGGGACAGGACCGGCCGGCACCTCATCCGCGCCCCCGAGTGGCGCAGCCCCGATGCCGGCCTGCCCTCGCGCATCACCCGCGGCCTGCCCTTCGCCGAGCTGACCCCGATCGAGCGCCAGCGCGTCACCATCGCCTGCTGGCTGCACAAGATCGTGCCGGCCCTGCAGGCGGGCCAGCCGCTCGACCCGCTGCACAGGAGCGCGTAAGCCATGTGGTTCGTGGGCTTCCCGACGGCCGACAGCAACATCGCCCCGCGCGGCGGCTGGCGCTGGTGGCGCTGGTTCACCCAGCCAGGCTATCGCCATGTCTGCGCCTGGTGTCCGGCCGGCGACGGCGGCACGCTGTTCGTCGATCCGCTCGCCGGCCGGCTCACGGTCGAATACTTCCCCCAGCCGGTCGAGCAGGTGACGCGGCACTTTGTCGACGCGGGCATCTGGACGCTTGCCTTTCCGGGGGTGCCGCCCGGTCCGCATCTCCGGCCGCCGCTGCGCCCGCTCGTGACCTGCACCGAGGTGATCAAGGCCGCCATCGGCCTGCGCGCCTGGTCGGTCATCACGCCGCGGCAGCTCGCCCGCGCCCTGCGCCGCCGCGGCGCCGTGCCCGTGCTGCCGCTCACCTCGCTTCCCCCCAGCCAGCAAGGAGCCTGACGCCATGGGAGCCATCTTCTCGCCGCCCAAGCCCAAGGGGCCCGATGAAGGCCTGATCGCTGCGCAAAGGCAAAGCTTGGCGGACGAGCGCAAGCGCGCCGCCGAGCTCGAGGCGCAGAAGGAAAGCCGCCTGCGCGCCATGCTCGGCCGCGGCACCGGCCGCGTCAGCCTGCTGGGCGGCGCCGAGACCGGTGTGCCCGACAGCCCCACCGCCGGGGCGGAAAAGCTCCGATGATTTGCGAAACATCGGATCAATTTACACCCGGCCCCTGGGAGGTCGGCGCATGGCCTGGTGGGCATTGCCGTATCTATGCGCCTTGGTCTGGCGAAGGCCATGCCATTGCGAGGACCTACGGCCCCAAGCTCAATGGCATTGGCGTCTGTCGCTTGACCGGCCCCGAAAACGAGGCGGACGCCATCCTCATCGCGGCTGCGCCGGCAATGCTCTATGCGCTGCGTCGGCTGACACGTGTCGTGCCGCACGTGCTGCGCGATCACCCCGATCTGCTCGCCGCTATCGGGCCCGTCATGAAGCAAGCGCACCAAACAATCGAAAACGCAACCATCGTGCCAGAGAGGTGCAGGAAATGGTGAACGGACACAGCAAAAGGATCAAGAGCCTTCTGGATGCCGTGCGCTTGATCAACGCGCACGGCCAAATCGTGAGCGACGACATTCTGAAGAAACAGGACGACCGAGCGGAACCGCAAGAGGACTTCATGGACGCCAAGAAGCTGTTTGCTCGGCTATTCGCAAAGGCCAAAAACCGATGAGCGCGCGTCTGCCCCCGCTCACCGAGGCGGAGGCCAAGGGGCTGGCAAAGCGGGCCAAGGCGGCGTTCGGCCGCCTCGACCGCTACATGACCACCTTCCGCGACATCGTCGAGCTCGCCATGCCGCAGCGCGACGCCGTCACCCGCAAGGCGGAAGGCCAGGAACGCACCACCGCCATCTACGACAGCACCGCGTGCTATGGCACCAGCCGCTTCGCCAACCGCGTGGTGCAGGCCATGTTCCCCGCTCAGGAGCGCTGGGCCGAGTTGCGCCTGTCGGTGCCCGAGCTCGAAGACGCGGACGAGGCGGACCGCGCGGCGCTGCAACTGCGCCTCGACGCCGTCAACCGCCTGATCTTCCAGGCGGTGATGGAAAGCAATTTCGACCTCGCCATCGTCGAGGCCGCGCATGACCTGGCCGGCGGCACCATGGCGCTGCTGGTCGAACCTGGCCGCGCATCTGGCGGCTGGGGTGCCGCGTCGCTCCGCTTCCAGGCCGTGCCCATCGGCGCCGTCGCGATCGAGGACGGCCCCTTCGGCACCGTCGGCGCGGCGTTCCACACCCAGCGCCTGGCCGCGCGGCTGATCCGCCCCACCTGGCCCGACGCGGCGCTCGATGCCGACCTCGCCCGCAAGGTCGAGCAGAAGCCGGACGACGAGGTCGAGCTCCTGCACGCCACGGCCTACGACTACGAGCGGCGGGCCTGGCGCATCGCCGTGCTGCACAAGACGCACGTGCTGGTCGACCGCACCGCGCGCGCCTGCCCGTGGATCATCGTGCGGTGGATGCGCACGCCCGGCGAAATCTACGGCTACGGGCCGCTCACCATGGCGCTGCCCGACATCCGCACGCTGAACAAGGCCAAGGAACTGACGCTGCAGAATGCCGCGCTCAACGTCGCGGGCGTGCACACGGCGGTGGACGACGGCGTGTTGAACCCGCTGACCATCCGCCTCACGCCGGGCGCCATCATTCCGGTGGCGTCCAATGGCGGGCCGCGTGGCCCGTCGCTCGCGCCGCTGCCGCGCGCGGGCAGTTTCGACCTGAGCCAGATCGTCATCGAGGAGTTGCGCCGCGACATCCGCGCCGCGCTCTTCGACATTCCGCTGCCGGACCAGATCAGGTCCAACGTGTCGGCGACCGAGATCGAGCAGCGCATGGCCGAATACAACCGCCAGACCGGCGCCTTCGGCCGCCTCTACATCGACGGCACGCGGCCGCTCATGCAGCGCATCGTCGACATCCTCGACGACGAGGGCGTGCTGCCTGGCGTGTTCGACCTTATGCGGGATGACACCATCCGCGCCGTGCCCACCTCGCCGCTCGCCGTGATGATGGACATGGCCGAGGTGCAGACCATCGCCCGCTATGTGCAGATGGGCGCGGCGTTCGAGGCGTTCGACCCTGGCTTCATCCGCCGCGGCGTCTCGACCGAGCGCCTGGCGCGCTGGCTGGCCGAGCGTCTCTCGGTGCCCGCCGTGCTGCGCATCACCGAGGCAGAGCGTCAGGCCCAGGCACGCAAGGCCGAGGAGATGCAGATGCTCGAGATGGCCGCCAAGAGCCCCGCCGTCGCGCGCGTGGCCGACAACCTCACCGCCCCGCAGACACTGGCCGCCCCGGCCATGGCAGGTGCGGCATGAGCATGGCCCACGCCACCCAAGCCGCCCGCGCCTGGCAGCAGCAGCGCGAGGACTACGAAAGCCTCGTGCGCGCGGTGTTCGCCACGCCAGCGGGCCAGGCGCTGATGCTGCACTGGAAAACCACGCTGCTGCAGGCGCCCACCTGGATGCCCGGCGATGACCTCGCCACCGCCGCGCACGCCGAGGGCCGCAAGGCCTTCGTGCGCGCGCTCGATGCCATCATCACCCCGCAGAGGCTCGCATGACCCTCGACACCGCCACCGATGCCGACGCCGCCGCCGCCCCTGGCGGCCTGCTCGATCTCGCCCCCGCAACCGAGGTGCCCGCCGCCCCGCCCGCTGGGCACCCCGCCGCCACCAGCCCAGCACCCGCCGAAACCGCACCCACGCCCCAGGGAGAGGCGAAGCCGGCCCAGGCCAAGGCAGCACCCGCGCGGCCCGAAGGCCTGCCTGATGCGTTCTGGGACGCCGACAAGGGCGAGGTGAAGCTCGCCGAGCTCATCAAGAGCCAGGCCGACCTGCGCCGCATCGTCTCGCGCGGCGAGCACAAGCCGCCAGCCACGCCCGATGACTACAAGCTGCCTGCCAACCACACGATCCCCGCCGACCTGATCACGCCGGACGATCCGCTGTGGAAAGCCACCACGGCGGCCGCGCATGCGCGCGGGTTCAGCCAGGCAGATCTTGAAGCGCTCGCCACGCCGTTCCTGGCCACGCTTGCCGAGCTCACCAAGGATGCGCGCCCCATGACCCCGGAGCAGGCCAAGGCCGCGCAGGAACAGGCCATGGCGGCCGAGATGGCCAAGCTCGGCCAGCAGGGCCCGGCCATCATCCGCGGCGTTGACACCTGGCTCAAGGGCCTGGCTGCCAAGCAGGTGATCACCACCGACGAGCTCGCCGCGCTGCGCGCCACCGCCACCGCCGATGGCGTGCGCGCGCTCGCCAAGCTGCGCGAGCTCGCGGGCGAGCGCTCGCTCGGCATCAACGCCGGCGCCGCCCCCGAAATCGGCAGCGAGGAGGAGGCGCGCACGCTGCTGCGCCAGGGCTTCGCCGCCGGCGGCGAGCAGACCGACGAGGGCCGCGCGCTGCTCGAGAAGGGCCGCGACATGCTCCGTCGCCTCGAGGCGGCCGGGGTGACGCTCGGCGCGATCAGGCAGCCGCGGTGACGAAACCGTTGACAGCCGGATGCAACAGTGTCTAGCGGAGAGGGTGGCCGCGCCTGGCGGCCATCCTGGGTCGTGTTGTCCTCCTCACCCTGAGGGCCCGCGCCGTCGCACACCGCGCGGGCCCGACCCGGATGGCCCCATGCCCGGCCTGACACCGCAGACAGAGACGCGGGCGCGCCGGCGCTTCCGGCAGCGGACGACCCCGCAGCCAGGGGCCTATCGGCCGACCACCAGGCCGACCCTCGCGGCCAGGGCCTATCGCACCGCGTGAACCCATCCACGCCAGCGAGAGGACCTGATGTCCATCCAGCTTTCCCAGATCGCCCAGATCGAGTTCGACGAGCAGATCAAGGCGGCCTACCAGGGCGCCGGCATCCTGCGCCCGCATGTGCGCGTGCGCACCGGCGTCGTCGGCAACACCTGCGAGTTCCGCCGCTTCGCCCGCGGCCTGGCCACGCCCCGCGTGCCGCAGACCGACGTCGTGCCCATGAACATCGGCTATGCCAAGCGGCAGGCCCTGCTCGCCGACTGGAACGCCGCCGAATACACCGACGTGTTCGACCAAGCCACCACCAACGTGGACGAGAAGCCGATCGTCGCGGCCAACATCGCCGCCGCCATCGGCCGCCGCGAGGACCAGATGATCCTCGATGCGCTCGATGCCGCCAACCCCACGGTGACGGTCGACACCAATGTCGGCGGCGCCAACACCGGCATGAACCTGGCCAAGCTCCGCCGCACCAAGCGGTTCCTCGACGACCGCGCCGTGCCCACCGGCATGCGCTGCCTCGTCCACTCGGCCGAGGCGCTCGAGCAGCTCCTCAGCCTGCCGGAGGTCACCAGCACCGACTACAACACCGTCAAGGCGCTCGTGAATGGCGAGGTGAACACCTACATGGGCTTCACGCTCGCCATGATGGAGGCGCGTGACGAGGGCGGCCTGCCCAGGACCGGCAACCTGCGCACCAGCTTCGCGTTCGACAAGCTGGCGCTCGGCCTCGCCATCGGCATCGACTACCGCAACGAGGTCTACTACATCCCCGAGAAGACCTCATGGCTCGCCAACGGCCTGTTCAAGGCCGGCGCGGTGTCGATCGACGATCTCGGCGTCGTCGAAATCCAGCACACCGAAGCCTGAGGAGGGTTCCATGCCGTTCATCCGTCGCAACTTCGCCTGCCTTGGCGGCCAGAGCACGCGGGGCTCCGGCCCGGAAACCAGCCCGGGCGCGCCGCAGATGTGGAGCTATCGCACGCAGGACACCCACGCGACCGTCGACACCTCGGGCTACTTCAACGAGGTGCGCACGCTGCTCGACGTCGGCGACATCATCTGGGTGGTCGTCGTCAACAGCTCGGGCGTCGTGCAGACCTATGGGTCGCACATCGTCATGACGCGCACCGCCACCGCGGTGGACGTGTCCAATGTCACCGTGGGCACCGTCACCAACACCGACTGATCCACCTGGCGGGGGCTTCGGCCCCCGCCTGCTTGCTCGAAGGCGCCCCGATGCCGTTCTCGCTTTCCAGCCTGCAGCACATCGGCGGCGGCCTCTGGTCCTACCGCACCACCGACACTGCCGCAGCCGTCAACGCGGCGAACTACTGGGGCCAGTCCTGGCCGCTGATGCGCGTGGGCGACCAGGTGCTGCGC